ATTAAGCTGCGACGAAACCTTGCATATTGACATACACCGCACCAGCTCCAGAGGCGGTGAGCGTCACCACTTCAAGCAGGGTGTTGGCAGTGCCGCGCAGGGGGCACGAAAAATCAAAATTGGATGAAGCCAATCCGCCAGTCGGAATTTTAATCCGCCACAACACGGTGCCCGCCGCACCGTCACGGATTGCCAATTCAGTGGCGTTTGTCAGTGCTTCAGACATGATCTGAATATTGGTGATGTAATTCCGCAAAGAGGCACCAGCCGCCGCTTTAACCGTCACCGCCGTGGTAGTGTTAAGAATACCGCCGGCTGCAGCCGCATAAGACCAAAACACTTCAGGCACGGAATATGGCATAACCACCATAGCCGCGCTAGACGTCATAGTGGCGCGGGCAGCATCGCCAGCAATAAACGTAGTCGGGGAATTGGCTGCTCTTACGACGCCGCCGACAATCAGTGGGTTTGCGCTTGTTGCCGCATCTTCAGCAGCATTCCCGGTTACAGCGGTCGTTGGAAAAATGTTCATTTGTAGTAGCTCACATTAAGTATTGAACCGACTGCTGTTCTAATAAATCGCAACTTGCGAAGATCGCCGTCATAAATAAAAACGGTTCCAGGCAACAACGGCATTCCGATTGCCGACGTTGGGTCAACCCCATCATCGCGCCATCTTATAGATACAGCATCCACAATAATCACTGCGTGCGTGGGCATTGCATTTTGCCCTGTATTTGGGTCAATTGATGGCACAGTCAAAGCGGTTGAAGCGGCGCCAAGGGTAATTTGTTGATACCCCATGCACGTTGTAATGTCTTTATTCATGCCAAAAACCTCAGCTTATAAAGAGTCGAAAGATAAAGGCTTACGATCTCGTCAATAATGTTATGAAGCGCAGTGCAATCTTTATCTACTACTTTATAGCGGTTTGATTCGATTTCGTCTAACTGATCTTGCAAAAACTCTGTGATATTTGCGGTTTTTTTTGCTGATTGTAAAGCAATACCACCAATCAAGCCATATTTGCCTTGATATGCTTCGGCAAATGAATCAGCCAAATCGACTATTCCCTCGTAAAACCCTTGCAGAGCTACATGTTTTGCATAGCTCCGCGTGTTTAAATGCACCGAATGGGCAACATCGCGCCCGAGAAACAAAAGCCCAACAAAATCCGCCGCTTTCATTGCATTTGCCCCATTTCTTGTGATTGTTGCCCCATTTCTTGCATATCTTCTCCTGGCAATTCATGGCCCGGCATTTCGCCCACCAAATCCCCGGAAGTAATCATTCCTGCCACTGTGCCCATGACAATATCCTGAATCTGTTCAGGCGACATACTGGACTGAACCGCGCTAATACGTTGTGTTTCGGCCTGATATGCCCGCACTTTGGCGTCATATTCTTTTATCTCCAAATCGCGCGCTTCCATAGATTGCGACACGTTTTGCAGCATTTGATGCATCTGATCAAGTTCTTGGCCCATAACCTGCATTTGTTGCTGCGCGGCCATGAGTTCAGGCGGCATGTCGTTGTCGTCTTGCAGCAGCTTGGGGTCAATCATCTTCTTAAGACGCTTGGCAAGCTCATCGGACCCCGGCCAGTCAAGATTTTGCACAAGCAGGTCGCCCGCCACAGTCCAAAGCTGTGGGTTGCCTTGAAGAATCTGCGCCATGCTTTCAGCCGCTTCTTGGCGCTTGGTCATGTAGCTCGGGCCGGTGGTCACGCATACGTCATACTTGCCTACGCCTGGGTTGTAAATCTTCTTGATAACCGCGCCAGTATCTTGGTCAATGATCTTTTTCACCGGCTCAGGCTGAGTCGGGTCAATCATTGCCATATCAGCCTCGCCGTCGATGCCAATAATACGGGCGATGCGCTGGGTGTCGTAAATCTTGGGGATGAGATCAACCAATTGGCGGGCCACATGACGCACCGCACGAGCCAGATTATCGACGTAGTGATAAGTGCCGGTATCAGACTGGCGCTCACGAGCCAAAATAGCCTTGCCGGACTTCTCATTACCCGCCATACCAAGCGAAGCGTCATACTGAGCCGTCGTAGCCTTAATATCGTCAGACGCGCCCATTTTGGCCTGTATAAGGCCCGTCTGAGCCATTGGAGGTATGGCACGCTGGGGCAAGGGCAAAGGATTGCCTAGGCCGTCCGTAGCGTCTGGATTGACTTCAAGATAGGGCCAATTCTGGGTATTGGCGGTTTTCCATTGCGTTTCGTACCCTTCAAACTGCCCGCCATATCCAATGAACGGCGCTTTTGGTGCCAAAGCCAGCATTTCGGCTTCCTGGCTTACCCAATAGTTATACATCCGCTGGGCGTCCTTGGCATTGCGCACAAGGCCGGACAGGTAAATTCGGCCATCTACTTCGAATTCGTTACCAACTACGCGAACCACGGGAATATACTTGCCCGCCCACTCGCGTTCCTCAAGAATTTCATAGCCGTTAATCTTGCACCATTTGACCTTGCGACGATCAACTTGCCGAGTTTTAACCGGCTTCATGCCAGTGGCTTTGATTTGCTTATCTTCGGGCGAGCCTTCAAACGCCGTGGCGCCGCCGTAATACAGGTTTAGCGTGGCTGGCTCGTGCTCAATGTAAAAGTATTCGGCAATCCGAATGGTGTTTTCATTCAACCATTGATTGATTGACTGATCGCCAACCCCCATTTGCTGCAAAGTAGTGACAGGCGAGGCATCCGGGAACATGCGCTCGTAGTCTTCCTTGTTAATGTCTTCAGTAATGAAACACCAGCGCGCATCCGCCCCGCATGGGTCTTGAATCATCGGGTCCATATAGACCGAGAAGCTATTCCGTACGCGCCCGATCTTAATGTCTTGATCAAACGTATCGTCGTCGCAATACTCGGTCAGGATGCGAATATATCCCTCGCCATACGCCACTTGATTCTCGCAGGCGGTGTCATACGCTACATCAGCGTCGGAAATATATTCAATGTGGCGCACAATACCGTCAAAAATCTCGGCAACTTCCACGTCGGCCTTGTCATCCACCGGAATAACCTTGCCCGATGGCCGATTTTGCCGCTGATCATTGGTGACTTGGCGAACGTGCTGAGGCAGCTTGTTGATGGTCAGACAAGGCCGCGCGTTGATAGTCTGTCCCTGCACCGCGCCACGGGTAGCCAGCACATCGGCGGGCCATTGCCAGTGATTATCAGGCGAGCCGGCATAGAACTTCATGTCGTCCAGCTCATCCTCGCGGCTCTCGGAATACGCCGAAATCGCCAGATTTAAGCGGCTTCTCGCCGTAGATAGCAGCTCATCATCACGCTTTGCCATTACTTGCCCTTTTTGGGTGCCGCAGCTTTGCCGCCAGCCTTACGCTGCACCGAGTAGGCGATTGCCACGGCTTGCTTTTGCGGCTTGCCATGCGCCATTTCAGTCTTTACGTTCTTGGAAAAGGCAGCTTTGCTGGCTGATTTTTTCAGAGGCATTCAGGAACCCATCCATCCAGTGGAGCCATAAAAAGGCCGAGGTTTAGCGTCAATAATCTCACGTTTTACTGGCTTTGCGCGACGTATGCCCTCGCAAGCATACCGTAAAGCATCAATGACGTGGTTATTTTTATCCTCAATTATAGGCAAAACTTCATTAGTTTGCGGGTCTATCTTGTAAGAATAGCTATTAAGCTCATCAATAAGATGCACGCACCGAGGATGTACAACAATATCGTGAGATTGAAGAAAAGCAATACCTTCCTCAACCGACCCCTTACCCTTTGCCGCCGCTTGAATTTTAGGATAACCATGTTTTTGCATGTAGTTAATCGTTTCAGGACGCGCTGAATCCGCACGAATAAACCATTTGCGAGACTCCGGCACGCGGTCAAACAGATCGGGCAGATTCACAATCTCGCACCCAATCATGTAGGCCTCATAATCCACGTAAAGCCGGTTTCCATCGATGGAACAGCGCACTAGCACCGAAGGGTCAACACTAAAGCCCCAATCAGCACCGAGCCTGTAAATAGTGCCATCTGGCCGTTCGAACTCTTCCACAACCCAATTCTTGAACACGCGGGCTTCAGATTGCGTTAAATACTCGCCACGCCATACGTGCCGCCACTTGTCCGGGTCGCGCCGTTTGTCATACTCCATTTCATCGCGGAGAACATCTGGGAACCAAGGGTTATCATCGTAATTT